TTCGAATTCTATGATGCAAAAGGTGCTAGTGATAAACTTATTTTTACAAATAAGAAAATTGTAATAGACTTTACAACCAACGAAGACAACCCAAAATCAGCCATTCGATATGAATTTTATGTTATTGGAAAACCTGTTGACGTCAAATCTCAAGATGATAAAGCTTCAGTTTTTAAAGTTGAGTGTGTTACATACGAAGCGTGGAAATCTACTGATATTGAAAACGCTCCACTTTCGGAAAAGAAGTTAGCGGCTGAGAATGCAGTAAAAGCTTATCTTAATATTATCGGATCTCAAAAACCGCTGTTCGCTGAAAAAACTCGTGGGTTGCATGCATTTAATTTTACTTTAAAGAAACCGTTTGAGTGTATCGATGAAATTAGACTCGAATATGCGATGTCTCAAGAATTTAAAGGACACGCATTTTACTTTTTCGAAAACAAACACGGATTTGTTTTTAAAAGTATGGAAATGCTAATCAAAGAAGGCAAAGAGAATATCGGTGACAAATGTTTCTTCCAATCTACTTTAACCAATTTAGATGTGACTGGTGCAAAGTGGAGAAACATTTTAACTACTAAGCTCATTCAACAAGGCAGTGAAGGAGTAGCAAAAATTCTTGGCGCTGGAGCCAATTCAGTTAAACAATATAATAAAGTCACCGGAGATACCGAAGATTTTAAAGCCGATCCAAGAAATCTGGAATTTGAAACTCTAAATAAAGGATCTGCATCTACTACTCTTAAAGCACAGCATGAAAAATCTAGGGATGGAAACATAGGAAAAGTAAAAGAGATTAAGTTCGATCCAACTATTTCAAATATAGAGAGAGCAGAAAAATTTAATCATTTGCCTTATTACATGGCTCACTTTTTAACTGTAATTATACAAATTACAATTTATGGAGATTCGACTATTACTGTCGGAGATGTGATTAAATGTCAATTTCCTGAAGCGAGCGGTCTTACAAAAGGAGAAAAAAATCCTATTAATGAAGATAGCGCGATGACGACAGGCAATTATATGGTAACTAAATGCCGACATATGTTGACTTTTAATGAAAAAGCAGAATATGCACAAGGATTAGAACTCGTGAAAGACGGTATCGGCGGCATACCACAAACACATACAAATTAGAGGATGATAAATGCAAGTTCCAAAAATTTTTGAAGGCATAGTAGCAGAAGATCCGGCTTCGGATCTCGGTTTAGAAGCTGATGAGCCGCAAACTGGCAGAGTGTTAGTGAGAGAAATCTTAGGTCACTCTAATCAAATCAATTCTGAAAATCTGTTACCAGCATATATCGTGATGCCTACTGTAAGCGCAGGTGTTTCTGGAATCGGAATGAGTCCGACTGGTCTCTTAAAGGGATCTCGAGTCATGTGCATGAGACTCCCTGATGAGCCATCAGCATATATTATTGGCGTATTAAACTATGCTCCAGAAGATAATCATAGCGTATCATCTTATGCTCGAGGACAAGGCGAACCAGAACTGAAAACACGTAATCGTATTAAAGGCGAGGACCGTGTAATTGAACCTGATTCGAAATATAAAGCGAAATATCCTTATAATAACACTATGACTACTCGTAGCGGGCACATCGTAGAATTTGACGATACTCCAAATTCAGAGCGCGTACAGATCTTCCACAAGTCAGGATCCTACATCGAAATCTTACCAGACGGAACCATCGTAACAAAGTCTGTGAAGGATCATATTCAGTTGGCATTCGGTAATATCTCGATCTTCAATCAGGGTGAAGAAGATGGAGGTAAAGACATCGAAATCACTTCGAACCAAGGTGAAATTATAATCACTGCACAACAAAATGTCAGCATATATGCTAATGGAACTAAAGATAAACCTGCTAACGTAGGAATCTATGCAAATAATGGCAGCGTAGAGATTGTATCAAAATCAGGCGTAATTGATATAAAGGCTCCATTGATAGGTCAGAATGCATGAGAGCTATAGTTTATGTTCCAGAAGTACCGGCTTTAGAATGTAGCGCAAGCGGAAAGATATCTTTTCGTCAGCTAGAAGATTACTTCGTAGGCATCTCAAAGATTATTAGCCAGCTTAAACTACAAGCGAAGTTTATTCAAGACGAATGCGGCAAAGAACTGATTCAGGCTATTCGCGACATTGAAAAGCTGGTCGATGATATTACTGGCTTTTTGATGACAGACGTCTTTAAGAAGATCAAGTCAAAAGAACAGGAGATGAAGTACAAAGTTCGTGAGTTTATGAAAGAAATCGACGTATGGTTTCAGAAGAAGATCGTCGAAGCCTTACTCAAGATTATTAGTATTCTTGGTATTCCGAACGTATTGCAAACTCCAATTCCATTCATTACTGCTGTTACACTTATCGATGAAAACGGTAATCCTGTCCGTTATCAGCCTGTGATCAAAGACTTCTTTACAAAGGAAGGTAAAGTCAAGATCAAGGCTGCAATGGCAGAGGACATCGAATCGATTCGTAAGTTCTTTGGCGATGGCAAATATGACGGCACTTTAGGCATCAAGAGTCCTGAACACGAAGCAGAAGAATTCTGGCAGAAAGCTTTGCGCTGGATGAAAGAACTGCTGAGCGATTTCATTGCCGCATGCATCAATGCAATGATCAGATTACTGACTAAGATTCCTATTATCGGTCCTATCATTAAAAGACTCGGTGTATTCATTGATCCTACGAAGCCTATCAAAGAGCAATTAAAACTGCAGTACGAAGAATTTAAAAAGAAAATTAAGAAGGCCAAAGAAGATGTCTTATCTGGAAAGGCTTTCGAAGATCTTGGTGAGAAGCTATTAAATGAACTGATAGACTTTGTCTTGAATCTGCCGATCCCATTATTTGGCACACTCGGCAATCTAATTGGTTTTGATAAGGAACAACGCAAGAAGAAAGAAACGATTCATTCGAAAGAAGAATTGTGGCATCGAATTGAAGATGCATTCGAAGATGCCATGGAAAAGATCAAGAAGTTCTTTCAAACAGATTTACTGGCAAAGATACATGATATCATATTGAAAGCTCCAGGTTGGATCCTCAATCAGTTTCCAATCGTAAAGAAAATCGTAAAGGCGATCAAGCTGATCATCGATGTTTGTCGCGGTAAAGTATCAATATGTCAAGTTTTAAATATCATTTTGAAACCTATATTCGGCATTCCTGACGCAATCTTAAAATTGATTCCGAATTGCATCGAAGTAAAAAGAACGAAGTACGGGTTAGAACCAAATCCTGAAGCATCTCCACAGTGGGCGAAACCGGCATGACAGATCAGTATATGATTTCTGAGAATGGATATTTCTTTACGGATATCAATGCTCCGACGCCTGAGGTGGCTTCTTATGGGGATTTAAATCCTCCTGCTCCGCCGCCTTTTACTGTTCCAGAGCCAGGAGTCACAACACTTGATGATGGAAATGTTGTCGAATATGAAGACGACGAGATGTTAATGAACTACTTTGTGTATGATGGCAATGATAAGCTTGTTTCATATCTTGAAACAAACAAAGCTACTGGAATCATGATACAATATACCTTTACTCGAACAGCTGGTCCGCCGCTCGATGCCATTGGAAGCAACGAAGATTATCAAAACTTTGCTGTAACTGGGCAAGTGGAAGGTCTAAACGACGATGTGCCTAACGCTTCTATCGAAAACTATAGCGTTACAGAAACACGAATAGCGTCAATTGGACCAGGCGGCGAACTGATTCCAGCATAAATAAGATAAAAGCAGGGTAATATGGCAGACAGAATAGACGCACTCACTACAAGAAAGACGACGCAGCGAGAGCCTGTGTTCACTGACTTTTACAATGACTTTAATATACATCCTCAGAACAAGCGTCTTGCCCTTCATACTGACGAACAAGCAGTAAGAAGATCGATGAGAAACATCTTGTCGACCAATACCAAAGAACGGCTGTTTAATCCAGAATTTGGCGGCGGTCTTCGAAGATTCTTGTTCGAAGATATCTCTGTGATGACTGCAGATTTGATTAAAGATGCCGTAAAGGATTCTATTACTAAGTACGAACCACGTGCCAGAATCGTCGACGTCTTAGTAATATCAAACGAGTTTGCACATTCCTATGAAGTATCAGTCTATTATGAGATAATAAATAATGCAAACCCACAGACACTTCAGCTCACCCTTTATAGAGTAAGATAATGGCAAATTCTAGTATAGTCCTTACACAGTTAGACTTCGATTCCTACAAGGATTCGCTCAAGACATTTCTGAAATCTCAGGATAGATTTAAAGATTACGATTTTGACGGAAGCAATCTTTCTGTTCTTCTCGACGTACTTTCATACAATACATATCAGAACGCGTTCTATCTGAACATGATCAGCAACGAGATGTTCCTTGACTCGGCTAAGTTGCGTGATAGCGTGATTTCACATGCCAAAGAATTAAACTATCTTCCTCGTTCTTTCAGATCCTCGTCGGCGGTAATTAAGCTTGTCATCACTTCTTCAGATTCTGCAAAAAGATCGATCGTTATTCCAAAGGGTACATCGTTTACTTCGCGTGTCGATGACTTCACTTATAACTTTAGTACTACTGAAAACTATGTCATTACGAACAGAACTCCGTCAGGATCAAACTTTGTATATGAGAGCGAAGCAATTCGAGTATACGAAGGCAACTATCTGAGTGATACCTATACTGTAAACTATGATAGACCACTTAACTATAAGATCAGCAATAAGAGAGTGGATCTTGAAAGTCTGCTTGTGACAGTCTTCGAAGATAACGGCACGACTGTTCAGACTTATAAGAGAGCGACGTCGCTCTTCGGCCATGACGGAAATTCAAAGGTCTTCTTCTTGCAACCAGGAATTGGTGATGCATATGAGGTTGTCTTCGGTGACGGAGTAGTTGGAAGAAAGCCAAAGAACAACTCGGTATGCATCATCGAGTATCGTACATGTAACGGCGAACTTCCAAACGGAGCTTTCAAGTTCATCAATACGGCAAGAATCGACAACGAGCCGAACGTTGTTATTGAAACTATTACTGCTGCTACCGACGGTGCTGTTGCAGAAGATCTCAACTCGATTAAGTATAATGCTCCTCGCGCATTTACTACACAAGAACGAGCAGTCACTTCAGAAGATTATGAGAACTTACTCAAAGCAAACTTCCCTGAAATTAATGCAGTCGTTGCATATGGCGGAGAAGATGCTAATCCTCCTCAATACGGCAGAATCTTCTTGTCTATCGATCTCGATGAGGTCGACGGTCTTCCAAAGATTAAAGAAGCCGAGTACAAGAGATTCTTAAGGTCAAGATCTTCTGTTGCGATCGAACCGCTCTTTGTTTCTCCTGATTACACATATCTGTATGTCAATACAAATATTAAGTACAACATCAACCTGACAGGTTTGAATCCAGAAGATATTCGTACTAACGTTATCGATTCTATTCTAAACCACGCTTCTGTCAATCTGAATAACTTTGGTCGTACACTGCGTTATTCGAGATTCATTCGAGATGTTGATGCCGCAGAAACAAGCATTATTAGTAACGAAACTCAAGTTGAACTCGTCAAGTATCTGACTCCAGTGCTGAGTACGACAGTCACTTCTACTCCTACGTCAACTTCTGGTTCGCTTGTATCATTGGCAA